CAGTAAGAGAAGCAATTCAAGATGAATTAAAGGATATTTTATTAGAAGCAATTAAATCTCCTAAAACTATAGTTAATGAGTCTATATTACCCCCAGTTAATATTAGTAATAAACCAACTCCAACTCCTAATAGAGATATGAAAGTTAAATATGAAAGTATGATGGGAGCTTTAGAAGATACTAAAATGTCTTTTACATCTCAAGATGCTGTTCCTATGAATACTATGGGTGTTGATCCAGTAAATGGACAACTTCCACAGGGTTCTATTAGTTTAGATCAAATTGGAAATTTACTTAGTAGTACATAATGGCATTTAATCCTATCCAAATAGATCCTATTGACTTCAATACCTCAGCAGCTGTTGGGGTTGATATTCCTTTTAATGGTAATGCTGTTTTTAAATCTAATTTTCAAACTAAGGATGCCCTAAAAAATAATCTAATAAATTTTTTTTTAACAGATCCTGGAGAAAGATTTTTAAATCCAACATTTGGTGGGGGGTTAAGAGCTTTTATATTTGAACAAATAACAAATAATAATCTTGATTTTTTAAAAGAAGATATTTCTGGAAAATTAAATAATTCTTTTCCTAATATTAATATTATTTCATTAAATGTTTTAAAAAATGATGATTTTAATTCTATTAATGTTGAGTTAAATTATCAAGTTTCTAATACTAATATAAGTGATACAATAAATATAAATTTCTAACATGGCTATTACTCCTAATCGTGACATAAAATATTTAAATAGAGATTTTAGTGATTTTAGATCTAGACTCATTAACTTTACTCAAACTTACTTTCCTGATACATTTAATGATTTCTCCCCATCATCCCCAGGAATGTTATTTATGGAACAGTCATCTTATGTAGGAGATGTTTTAAGTTTTTATTTAGATAATCAAATTCAAGAAAATTTCCTTCAATATACTAGACAAACAAATAATGTATTTGAGTTAGCTTATATGTTTGGGTATAAACCTAAAACAACTGGTGTAGCCCAAGTAGATATTGATTTTTTTCAACAACTTCCAGCTAAAACTGTAGATGGAATAGCAGTACCTGATTATGATTATACTATAACAATACCTACTAATACCAGTATTGGTTCAACAACACAAACAAATCAATCCTTTTTAATTCAAGATAAAGTTGATTTTTCAATTTCCTCCTCAAGTGACCCAACAGAAATTTCTGTATTTCAAATTTCAGGAGATACTCCTCAGTATTTTCTTTTAAAAAAAACCAGAAAAGCAATATCTTCTACCATTAAAACATCTACTTTTAATTTTGGACAACCTCAAAAATTTAATACAATTAATATAACTAATGGAAATATTATTAAAATATTAGATATAACAGATAGTGATGGAAAAAAATATCATGAAGTTGATCATTTGGGTCAAGAAATGATATATGAAAAAATCAATAATACTAATGCTAATGATCCTAATAATGTTCAAGATGTTGGAGAGGTACCATATTTATTAAACTTAAAAAAAGTACAAAGAAGATTTGCTACACGGTTTACATCTTTAAGTAATCTACAAATCCAATTTGGAGCTGGTACAGCTGCTGATAGTGATGAAGAAATAATTCCAAATCCAAATAATGTAGGTATAGGTTTACTTTTTAGTCAAGATAAACTAACATCTGCTTACTCTCCTACAAACTTTTTATATACAGATACTTATGGAATCTCTCCTTCTAATACTTCTTTAATAGTAAGATATCTCACAGGAGGTGGAGTTGGATCTAATGTACCTTCTAATACTCTAACTGGTCTTGATGTAGATAGTATAATATTTAATACTATTAATTTAAATCCAACTATATCAAATTATATATTATCATCTGTATCTTCAACTAACCCTCAAGCTGCTTTTGGGGGTAGAGGAGGTGATACTTTAGAAGAAATAAGACAAAATACCTTGGCTTCAATATCTTCTCAACAAAGATCAGTAACAGCTGAAGATTATTTAGTAAGAGCTTTAAGTATGCCACCTGAGTTTGGTGCATTATCCAAAGCATATATAGAAAAACCTAAATTAACAGATGATCAGGTTTCTACAATTGAGACTCTAAATTTATTTTGTTTAGGATTAAACACTCAAGGATATTTTGCCCCACCCTCTAACACCTTAAAAAGAAATTTAAGAACATATTTATCCCAACATAGAATTATAGGTGATAATATTGAAATTAGGGATGCTTTTGTTATTAATATTGCTATTGATTTTGAAATTATAGTCCTTCCAGAATTCAATAATAATGAAGTACTTCTAAGATGCATTGATATCTTACGAATATATTTTTTAAAAGATAAATGGCAAATAAATCAACCTATTATGTTAAGAGATTTATATATTCTTTTAGATAGGATTGATGGAGTCCAAACTGTAAAAAATGTTATCATATCTAATAAAGCAGGAACAACAACTGGTTATTCTCAGTATTCTTATGATATTGAAGGAGCTCTTCAAAATCAAGTGATATACCCATCATTAGATCCTAGTATATTTGAAGTTAGATATCCTAATCAAGATATTAAAGGAAAAGTTGTTCCATTATAATATTTATAAACATGGCCATATATAAAATTTTTCCAACACAAGACTCTACTCTATACTCATTAACTCCTGATGCTAATTTTGGAATGGATGCCATTATTGAAGTAAGTAATATTATAGGAGTAGATGGAACTCCTGATATTGCTAGATTTCTTACTCAATTTGATACAGATCAAATAGTAGATGTTATTGATAATAAAATTAATGGAAATATATTTGATGTTAACTTTAGAACTTTTATAGCAGAGGCTTCAGGAATAAGTAATACTCAAAAATTAGAAATACTCCCAGTAGGTCAACCATGGAATAATGGAACTGGAGAATTTGGAGATAGTCCTGAAGTAACTGATGGTTGTACTTGGGCTGATAGATCTTCTAAAGATACAGATGATTGGTCTATGGGATCTATAGTTGATACTAAAAATATTACAGGCTCATTCAACTCTAATTTTTCAGTCTCTGGGGGTGGAAATTGGATTTATGAAACTGCTACTGGAATTAATACATATAGAGTAACTCAATCATTTGCTTTAAGAAGTAATAAAGATTTAAATGTAAATACAAAAGAAATAGTTAAAAAATGGTATAGTGGTTCCGTTGATGTAAGTAATGGTTTTAGAAATAATGGATTTTTAGTTAAATTATCTGAAAATGCTGAATTCTTTACAACTTCTTCTCAACAACCTATATTTAAATATTATAGTGTTGATACTAATACTATTTATCCTCCCCAATTAGAGTTTAAATGGAGAGATTTTACTACTGTATTAACAGGATCTCTTACATCAAGTATAGTTTCTGACTCTAATTTAAAAATGTCTTTAGCAGAAAATCCTGGTGTATTTAATATTAATTCTATTAATAGATTTAGACTTAATGTTAGTCCTATGTATCCACCTAGAACATTTCAAACAAGTTCATATTTTATAGGTAAAAATTTTTTACCAACAGCTTCATTTTATGCCTTAAAAGATTTAGATACTGATGAATATGTAATTGATTTTGATACACAATATACTCAAATTAGTGCCGACTCAACAAGTAACTATTTTGATATTTATATGGATGGATTAGAGCCTGAACGATATTATAAATTATTAATTAAAACTGATATAGACGGTTCAACTAGAATATATGACGATAATTATTACTTTAAAATAATTAATGGATAATGAGTGAAAATATTAAATTTAATAAAGATGTTTTTAGTAAAGCACAATACTCTAAAACAATTAATACTTCATTTACTGAATTAGGAGTAAAAACAATCCAGGAACAATTAGATGAACAACCAAATATTGAAGAATTTTTTTCTCTTTATAATGAATTATTTTATGACATTCCTGAATTAGGTAAAACTAATTCTCATGAATTTTTAATAAAACAAAGTTCAGAATATATTAATTTTGAAGCTAATAATGAAATAATTGAAGAACTTCAAAAAGAAATTTCCCAATTAAGACTAGACTTATTAGATTCACAAAAACAAATAATAGAATTAGAAACTGGTGAATCCTTAGATATAAACACAACAACAAATATAGTAACAAATACATCTTCTCCTGGAACAACTTCAGGTGGAGGAGGAGGAGGATATTAGATTTTACTCTCATATTAAGAAAATAAATATATAATGGTTAATGTAAGCCCAATAAGTCCAACTTTAATTACAAATCAAACAGAGTATTCATCTCAGGATACTACTCTAATATCTTCTTTTAATATTGATAGTAATTTAAACTCTACAAGTTATATTGAATATAATATTTATGATTTAAATAATAATTTATTATATAGTACTTATAATTATAATTCATATACTGTCATAAATGATGGACAATCTTCCCAATCATCTTTTAATACTGAGGGTGCTATAATAAATACAATTGAAATTAATCCTGAAATTGATTTAGAAAATTTAGGGTATAATCAAGGTGAATATAATGTATATTATAATATTTTATCTCGTAAAATTGGATCTAATTTAGAAACTCTTTTTATTACAGAAATATCTTCTGATAGAACTGAAATAAGACTAGCTAGTAATAATTTAGATAATACTACTTTACAAACATCAACTGAAAATTTTATTAATGAAAGAGAATTAAGTGATTATTTTATAGATTTTTATGTTAATTTAGGAAATAATAATTTATTTATATGTAATAATATTAATCTTTTAGATGATGATACTAACAACCCAACAGTAATTA